TCCTTGAAGAAGGGAAGGGCCGGTACCTGGTCACCGCCAAAACCGTTGAATTCGGATCTGTCGAGGTAGTGCTGTGAGTGACGTAGATTTCAAACAGGCGTTGAGTGACGCCGGTATTCCGACGCCCGAGGCCAAGTTGCGCGCTGCCTGGGAACTGGAAGTCGTCGCCCAGGGCAGCAAGTTGAGCAACACCAGTGCCTGGTCGCCGTTCTGGCGAGTGATCACCGCCCTGGTCACCAAGCCGGTCATGTGGCTGATCGACTTTATCGCCGGCACCGTGTTGCCGAACTTCTTCGTGAAAACGGCAGAGAAGGCGTGGCTGGACATGCTGGCCTGGGCGGTGAACGTCACCCGCAAGCCTGCGACCAAGGCCGAGGGATTGCTGCTGTTCACCCGAAGTGCGCTGGCTGGGCTGTTGGAAGTTCCGGCCGGCACTCGCGTGCAGTCGATCGCGATCAACGGCAACGTGTACGAGCTGGTGACGGTGGCAGCGGCCAGCTTTGCCGACGGCGAATCCCAAATCCGGGTGTTGGCCCGGGCCAAGCAAGCGGGCAGCGGCTTCAATCTCGCACCAGGTTACTTTTCCATTTTGCCGGAGCCGGTGCCCGGGGTTGTCCAGGTGGTGAACGCTGACGGCTGGCTGAGCCAACCCGGCGCCGACACTGAGCCTGACGACGAGCTGCGTTTGCGTGTGCGCAACCAGTTCTCAGCGGTCAACCAATGGCACACCGACGCCGTGTATCGCGCCATGATTGCTGTGTTCCCAGGCGTGCAGCCCGATGGCGTTTACTTTGAACACAACGCGCCCCGGGGCCCCGGTAGTGCCAATGCTTTTGTGCTGTTCGAAGCCGACTCGCCGGCGGATACCTTCCTGGCTGAAATCAACCACTACATCCGCGACCAGGGTAACCATGGCCACGGTGATGACCTGTTGGTGTTGGAGATGCCCGCCACACTGCACACCGTGAGTTTGACGGTCTGGCCCAAGGCCGAAGTTGGTGCCGAGCGCTGGCCTGCGCTGAAATCTGACATCGAGCTGTACATCCGCGCCGCGTTTCGTGAGAGCACCGCCAGCGACTACCAGCCGACGCTGACTCACCCCCAATCGCGTTTTTCCTTCAGCCGTCTGGGCGAGGAACTGCACCAGCAATTCCCAGGTATTGATTCGCTGGACTTTGACAACGCGGACATCATTTCCAAGCTGACCATCCCGCGCCTGTCCGGGGTTGAGGTGATGTTGAATGCTTAAGTTGAGCCTCCCGTTCTGGCTGGACGGGCCGGAGCTGGCCAAGCTGAAAGCGGCCGCGCAAGCCTGGTGGATCAAGGTCGAAGACTGGCTGCACTGGCCGTTGCTGCAGATGGACGCCGAGACCTGCCACCTGAGCGTGCTCGATCTGCTGGCCTGGCAGCGCGACATCCAGCGCTTTCACGGCGAGCCGGAAAAGCTCTACCGCCGGCGGGTGAAGTACGCCTTCATCAATGCCGTGGACGCGGGCAGCACCGCTGGCATGGTCCGCATTTTTGAACGCCTGGGCGTCGGGTATGTGGAGATCCAGGAGCGCCTGCCGGACCTCGATTGGGACGTGGTCCTGCTGCACCTGTCCGACACGCAGCTGAGCGAAAACCCGGTGCTGCTGCGCGTCCTGATGCAGCAATACGGGCGCACCTGCCGGCGCTACGACTTCGTCACGATCACCCCCGTGAAGCTGAACATCGGGGTGGCCGATCTCAACGACGACCAACAAACCCTGATCGCCACCCTGGACGACAGCGCCAGTCGCCTGGTCGTGATCAACGAGCTCGCATTGCTCACCTTTTTGAACAACCCGTTTAGGAGCACCCATGGGAGCTAGCATCACCCTTGCCGGCGAAAGTCTTATTGCCCAGAAGCAAGGCGCCGGGGAGAAGCTCGAGGTTGCTCGCTTCGTCCTGGCACTAGTGCCTGGCCTTGATCCGAACGCCCCGGTTGATCGCGCCGCCGGCAAGCCGCCAGCGTCTCAGATCGTCTTCACCAAAACCTACGACCGCAAAGGCTACGTCAGTCCCAATCAGGTGATCTACAGCCTGATGGTGGGCTCCGACGTCGGCGACTGGGACTTTAACTGGATCGGTCTGGAAGCGTCAGAAGGCGTGCTGCTTGCGGTCGCGACCGTGCCAGTGCAGCAGAAGCGCAAGAACATTCCGCCGCTGCAGATCGGCAACAACGTTACGCGCAACTTTCTGGTGGAGTTCAACGGGGCCCAGGCGCTGACGGGCATCACCGTTGACGCCAGTACCTGGCAGCACGACTTCACGATTCGCCTGAACGGCATCGATCTGCGCGAACGCTTGAGCAACCGCGACGTTTTTGGTCGGGTCTGCTACCTGGCCGACAGCCTGCAGATGGAACGCAGTTTTGACCTGTACCAGGTGAAAGCGGGCATTGCCTACGTGGAAGGGATTCGCGTCGAGCTGGCTGAGCCGGTCCAGGTGCAACTGCCGGCGCTGCCCGTCAAAGCCTGGCTCGACGTTGCGCTGGCCCGCGAGGGTAGCGACGCGGTCGCCGCATGGAAGGTGGTGTTCGGCGCCGCGAAGACGGACTACGTCGACAGCAACGGCACTGCGCATTATCTGGTGGAGCTGGCCCAGGTGTCGGTGTCAGAGGACATCGTTGATCTGCGTCAAAGCGAGCCGATCACCGGCGCCCTGGTCAAGCAGTTCGCGTTGCGCAATGGCGACTACGAAAACCTGCGCGCCCGGGCGACGACCAAAGACGACGTCGACCTGGGCGAACTGCCCAACGCGAAAAGCGATGACCCGGGCACGGACAGCAGCGAGATTCTGGCGACCACCAAGGCGCTCAACGCCCTGCGCAAAGTTATCGCTGATTCGGAGGTCGGACGTATCGGCACCTTTGCGATGGCCACCCCGCCGCCGGGATGGTTTCGGGCCAATGGCGCGGCGGTATCGCGCACGGTGTATGCCGCGTTGTTCGCCAAGATCGGCACCACTTACGGCGCCGGTGACGGCGTCAACACCTTCAACCTGCCGGATCCACGCGGCAAGTTCATCCGCGTGCTGGATGACGGTCGCGGCATCGATGCCGGCCGGATATTGGGCAGCTCGCAAGCGGATGAAACGCGCGCCCACAACCACGCCGGCAGTTCGGCGGCTACTGGTGGCCACAGCCACTCAGGCAGTTCAGGGGCCGCCGGTGGTCACAACCACTCGGCATGGGCGGATGCCCAAGGCAACCACGCCCACACCGTCAACAACTCCAGTTCGGGGGGCGGCACTCCCGGCAGTTGGACCTTCGCGGATTTCGGCGGCGGGGTCGATCAGCCAGCCAACATCACCAATGAAGCGGGCAACCACTCCCACAACATCAGCGTGGGTGCCGTCGGCGACCACGCGCACGTTATCAACGTCGGCGCTGTCGGCGATCACGCTCACGCCATCACCGTGGGCTACTCGGGAGGCGCGGAAACACGCCCCCAAAACATCGCTTTCCTTGCCTGCATTAAGTACTGAGACCCGTCATGGATACCAAAACCGTCTTTCAAACCGATCACCTGGGCATCTTCACCGGCAAGACCGTGGCCGATCGCTCGCCGCTGGAACCTGATGTTTGGTTGATTCCCGGCGGGTGTGTCGAGGTCGCACCGCCGGCGGTACCGGAAAGAAAGGCGGCGTTCTGGGATGGTCGACGCTGGCAGTTGGTTGACTCTTATCAGGGGCTGACGGCTTACAACATTCAGACTCGTGAGCCCCTGGTCATCGAGCGGGCGGGTTCCCTGCCGACCGGCTACACGCTGGAAGTCCCAGGCCCGGGCCAGATCTGGGGCAATGGTCACTGGGTCGACGACATCCCGGCCGTGATCGAGTTGCGCTACGTCACCCAACTGGCGGCGGTCAACACGGCGTGTCTGCAGGAGATCACCGGCGGGTTCTGGTCGTCGGTGTTGGGTGATCGCTATTTCTACGAAACCCAGCTTCAGGATCAGTTGAACCTGACCAGCATGATTTTGCGCGGGTTGGCTGGCGTTTACCCCTGCCAGGATCAAGCCGGGGTGAAAGCCTTCCTGGAACACTCCAGCGACCAGCTGCGGCAGATCGGCGACGAGTTCACCGATTTCAAGCTGCAGCGTCTGCTCAAAGCCAACGACCTCAAGCAAGCCTTGGCAGCGGCGCGATCGACGTCGGATCTGGACGCGCTGAACGCTGTGGTGTGGGAGTCCACACCGGTATGAATTGGGCTCCCATCACCATGCGCTGGCCGGAGCAGTCCACCCAGTGGCTCGCCAACCTCGAGGCGGCCAAGGATCTGGCAAGCAGCGAACTGACCAGCACCGGGCAACGCCTGGCAGGTCTGGCTGATCTGGCCACCACCTCACCGGGACCGGTTGGTGCCGCTGCAGAAGCGGCCGTGGCCGCTGGCCGCGCCGGGCTCAGTGATGCCTTGGGCGAAGTACCGGCCTGCCTGGTGGTGACGCCATTTCAAAGTGGAGTAGGGCAGGGCCGCGGTAACCAGCGTTATCTGTCCGCGCCAAACTTGCTGCGGCAGCTGGGCGAGAAGCTGGAAGACACCGGCGACGACGGTCGTCCTGCCGGGGCGCAATACGCCTTGGCGGTGATGTTCCTGGGCACGCGTTACGACAAGTTCGCGGCGACCTTGTCCCGATTTAATGCCGTGCTGCCCATGCCGGATCTGCAGCGCGCCGAACGCCGAGCGAAAAACCTGTTTGCGCTGGACGCTGAAAAGTGGGAATTGCCCACCGCCGGCACGCTGCCGCGCTGGGGGGCGCTGCCCCTGGCGCGTTGCACCGTGACCAAGGCCGCCACGCAAACCCTGAACAGTCAGCTGTCAGCACTGGAAAGCTATGCGGACAGTTCGCCGATGGCGGATCTGGGGCGGCTGGCCGCCCGCAAAGCCAGCCAGGCCCAAGCTCAGGCCCAGCAGTTGGCCGATCTCAAGTCGCAGTTCGCCGGCGGCACTGCCGACGACACCATGCGCGCCCGCTTGATCGGTCCGGGGAATGCCGCCGAGTTGCGGCACCTGCTGCTGCAGGGCGATGCACCCGGGCACGAGTGGGGGCTGTCGGCCGGCGTGCTGCTGGTCGGCTCCCTGAAAGGATTGGGTTTTGTTCGGGAGCTGGTGGGCCTATGACCTTATTGCTTGATGGCGAACAGGTACGCGGCAAAAACCTCAAGGTCACCGCTAACCTGCGAATCGAAAGTGACGATTTGTCCGGACAGACCAGCAATACCGACTCGGCCCACAAAGGGTTCAAGCCCAAGACGCTGGCGGTCACGTTGCTGATCCCGTTTGTCGATGAGTCGCAGCTGCGCAACCTGATGCGTCTGGCTGAGGCGACCGGCACCGGCGGCCAGCTCAAAACCTACCGGCTGGTCAACGACACCGCGTCCGCATTCGGCGTGCGCCAGGTGCAGTTCTCCGATGGCGTCAGCGCCCGGGAAGATGACTCGCTTCGTGCCTGGCTTGTTCAATTCACGCTGTCGGAAAAGCTCTCCAACCCCGAGCGGGTTGAGACGCGTCGAGCGGCCAAGGATGTGACGCAACAAGGCGCCCCGGGGCAGTCAGTGACTGCACCAGGTGCAGGTGAACCCGGCGCACCAGGTCAGGAGTTGAGCGGCTTCGAAGCCACCCTGAAAAAGTTGGATAACTACTTGGGCGGTGGGACTTGAGCATGAAACTGCACAAGGTGCTGACCATCGGTGGCGTGGTGTATCCCCTGATCACCGATGACGTTCGCCTTGAACTGCGCACCCCCGGCCGCGCCACGCTGACCATTCAAGCGGCGGCGCCGGTGAAGGGGCTGGTGACGCTCGATATCGGCTACAACGACAGCCCGCTGCAGCGCCACTTCATTGGGTATGTCGAGCGTTGCACACCGTCCAACGCGATCGAGCAAGTGCTGTTCTGTCGCGAACTGGCGGCCATCCTGGCCAACCCTTTGCCGCTCAACCTGCGCCACGCGGATCTGACGACGGTGCTGGGCGAGATCAACCAGAAAACCGGGCTGAGCTTTCGAGTGCCGGACAAGGCATACGCCAAAGTCAAAGCCCCGTTCTTCTACAACCTGGCCGCTGGCTACCAGGCCATGGACAGCCTGTCCCGGGTGTTCGGGATTCCCGACTTTATCTGGCAGCAGCAGGGCGACGGCGAAGTGTTTGTGGGCAGTTGGGCTGACGGTTTTTTCGGTTCCCGATCGCCGCTGCAACTGCCCGTCGAGCTGTTCAATGGCTACCAAAACAATCAGAGCGCGATGATCGCGGCCCTTCCCGGGTTGCGACCAGGTGCATCCATCAACCAAGGCGAGCGGATCACCAACGTGACGCTCACCGGCAACCAAATGGCGATCCGATGGAAGACGCAATCCGCCGCAGCGTAGAGCGGCAATTTCCCGAACTCACCGGCGGTTATCACTTGCCGCGCTTCGCCCGTGTGGTGGGTGTGGCCGATGCTCCCGCCGGCGCCGGGATCTGCGACGACTTCCGTCCGCGCTTTGCGGTGGATCTCGAATTGTTGGGTGAAGACGACGAGCCGGATCCGGACTTGCCGGTGCTCGCCGGCGTGCCGCTGCCCATGCCCATGGGCGGCGATGAGATGGGCTTTTTCGCGTTCCCTGAAGAAGGGACACGGGTTGTCGTGTCCTTCGCCTACGGCCTGCCGAGCAAGCCGTTTATCCAGGCGATCCTGCCGCATGGCCTGAGCTTGCCGAAGGTGCCGAAAGGTGACCAGGTGTGGCAGCACAGCGAGGCCGCCCAGCAACGCGCCGACGCGGACGGCAACTGGCTGCGCCAGACCGATGGCCGGATTCTGGACAAGTCAATCGAGCGCGAGGTTGAGAGCCTAAGCAACGTCGAGCGCCACCAGAGCAGCAAGGTGGACGTGGATGACCATTCCACCGAGTCGGTCGGGGGCATCAAGACAATCGAAGCGATCGGCGCGCTCAAGCTGCTGTCAGGCGGATCCGCCAGCCTGGCCGCATTGGATGACCTGCATCTGGCCAGCGGGCGCGACCTCAACCAGGTAGTGGGCCAAACACTCAATCTGACGGTGGGAGGCGAGCTGCTCGAGCGCATCGAAGGCGCCCGCCGCAGCATCGCCCCCAAGACCTGGTTGGGCTCTGAGTCGGTGAACGTGCTGCAGGTGCTGTGCGATCTGATTGACCTGGTCACGCAGACGAACATCGAACTGGCGGCCCACGTCCACGGACCGAGCCCAGTACCTGCCAACGCCGCGAACTTCACCACCAACGCCGGTACCGGCCTACAGCTTACTGGGCAGCTCAAGCCCATCACCGGAGCCTAATTTGGAACTCAAGAGTTTCTTTGCACAGGATGAGCTGGGCAATGCCTTGCCCGCTGCGACCTGCTACCTATACGAGCGCGGGACCGAAAACATCGTGTTTGGTTTGCGTAAGAGCAACGGCTTGGGGTTGCTAAACCCTTTCCTGGCCGACGCGAACGGATTGGCGCAGTTTGCCGCACCGAACGGGCTGTATGACTTGCGCATCACCAAAGGGAAACGGGATTACCGTTTGCCCGTCCAATTCCTGGACGTCACAGAGTCCCTAGCCGAGGCGAACGGCGCGGCGTTACGCGCAGAATCGGCACGAGACGCTGCCCAGCTGGCTGCCGGCGTGAAAGCCAGTCCGGCGGAAGGGTTGCGGACGACGACCGATGGCATGTTCTTCACTGTGGTTTCACACGAGAACGCCCAGTCGCTCATTCTGTTTAAAAATGAAGCGGGGGTTGCGGTTGAGCAAACGCGCTACCCGAGTTCGACCGCCGTCGAGACGATCAATAGCTTCGTTAAGAGCAAATTCAAAGTTCAGACCGTCAATGACACGCTGGTGGCTGTGCGTGATTCTGCGGGGCATGAAACATGGATGGGCATCAATAATCGGGATGGCGGGCCGAGCAATTGGGCGCTGAAAATGTTGTACAAGTACCTGGGCGTCAAGCCGGCGTATGTCCCGGGCCTGCTGTACGCGTTTCCTGACGCCCTGGGGCGGCTGACTGATTTGTCTATCCGCGATACCGATGGTCAGGTGCCAGATTGGGTGATTTTTCGTTGGGCCAAGCGGTTGAAACCGCTGATCGGCAGTGACGACAGCCATCCCAAAACTGCCTACAACAACATTTCCAACCTGCCTAAGTTGCGAATGAAACAAGGCCAGATTCGCGCCGGTGTGTCTGGGGTAAAGCTGCACCTGAAGATCATCGGCGACTCATATTCCGCCAGCCACAACTTCTACATGAATGACCTCACCCGGTTTTTAGCCAAAGACTTCGGCTTTGGCGGTTCGGGTTACATCGGCTTCAACCACGGCTCGTCCCTGGGGGCGAAGAACTTTTTGTACAGCAACGGCAGCCTTTCCTATTTTGGCGGCAGCTGGACGCTGTCGCCGTTGGGGGCGGCAAGCCCCGATAACAGGACCATCAAGGCAGGGGCGGTGGGTGATTACGTGAGTATCACCGCCGTCGACACCGCGGATATCTCGACAGCAGCGACGCAGGCGAAGCTGTTGTTCCTGGGCGATGGCACGAGTTCCACCCTGCGCTATCGCTGGGGTGATGCCCTGGAGTGGAACACGCTCGCATTGTCCGGCGTTGGTCCCCAGCAATTGCCTTTCCCGGTCCTGCCTGCCGGCGGTAACTGGAAGTTCCGAATGGAAGTCGTCACCGGCACGCCGACGTTGTTTGGCATCTACACCGAAAACAGTGCGTCGGGTGTGGTCGTTTCCAAGTGTGCGGCCAGCGGTTCCGCGTCAGGCGATTGGTACAAGAACGATACGGCCTGGTTAACACAGCAGAAGTCCGTCACGGGCTTCATTCCTGCAGACGCCGTACTGGTGATGCTGGGCGGCAACGACCAGGGCGCGTCGGTGACGCCGGAGACCTTTCTCGCCAACTTGAAGGGCGTGGTTGCGACACACCTGGAAGTCCATCCCGGCGCTTCCTTCATCGTCGCCATGCGGTGGGACACCACGCGATCCAGCCAGTACCCCATGAGTGCCTACACCAAGCTCGCCGCTGCCTGGTGTTGGGCACAGGGCATTGCCTTTATGGATATGCAATACGCCGCCATGGGTGATCCCGCGAAGTACGCCAGCACCGGACAAACCCCGCTGATCAGTGATGACAAAATCCATCCGGATCCGGCGAAGGGTGCCCCAGTGATTTCCGAATTTTTCTACACCGCGCTGCGCTGACGCAGTAAGGAGCATCAAATGTTTTCCCTCGTGATTAGCGCACCTGGTGTGTTGTCCAACCCGCTGCCCGATACGCCAACCATCCCTGATGTGCAGTCGAACATCATTTACGAGCTCGATGCCGCGAGCCTGGCCGCGCTGGCCGACGGTGCCGCCGTAGACACCTGGCTGGCAAACGGACCGGCGCCGATCGTCAATCGCACCTTCAACTTTCAGTACACGGGCTGGGGGAAACCGAAGTTTTCGCTGACTGGTGGACCAAGCGGCAACCCAGCCGTTTTATTTGACGGGACACAGCAGATCGGAAACGGCCCGGGGACGGTCGCGGTCGCGCAGTCAATGACTTACGCGATGGTCGTGAAGGCTTCCGTCTTTGCGGCGAATCAGGCGCGCCTGATGGCGTCGGGTGCCCAGATCCTCGCACCAGGTGCGAACGGCTTCTATGAAAGTATCTCGGCGGCCAGTCGACTGGAAAGCGCTGACAAATCGACAGAGTGGACGGTCATCCTTGCCGTGTTCGACGGACCAACCTCCAAAATCAAAGTTGGCACCAGCCCTATCGTCGAAGGCGCGACCGGGGTGTCTCTCAGCGGGCGGAACATTCTGGGTGGGCAAGGATCGGCGCTAGCCACAGCGGGACTGGTGGGTGGTTATGCCTTTATCAGGGCTTACGATCGAGCGTTGAACAATTCGGACATCGAGGCAGCCTCTATCGAGCTACACAGAGCGTATGCAATTTCCTAAATACTTCTTATGCCCCGCATCGGCGGGGCCGCTTCATTCGTAACAGTAAGCACGCTACCACCTTGTGGGAAAGAATTCGCCTAAGTTGTTTTATATATGTATCACCAGTCCATATTTACGGCTTGTTCCATTTGGTTGGTTAACTGCTCTATCAGTTCGCTCATAGAACTCAATGAGGTCATTGCGGTTCTATACGTTCCATCTGCAGCAAAAGTTAATATCGTTGGCAAGCGACTTTCTTGAATGTATAGACGAGCTGGAGAGCGATCTCCGGACCACAGTAAGTTTATAAATTCTTCGATTATTTCGAATGCAGCTTCAGTGTCGAAGTTAAGTTGATCACTAAGGGTGAATTTTTTGCTGCCTCGTTTATGCGGAAGAAGTACAGGTACAGCTCCTGCGGTAGAGTGGAACGAAAATGCCTCTCCTTGTTTTCCAAACGCTCCATGAGCGATGAAATTTCTGAGGTCCTGTCGCAGCGATAAAGAGCGATCAAATAGTGCTTTTTCTGAGCTGTCCTGGAGTTTAAATGCAGCCTTGAATTTTTTTGGCCAATCATCCGCGGCCAGGTCTGCGACTTCCCGTGCTGAACTCACTGCTCCCCCGAGTATGGCTACGTGGATCAGCACATGCTCTGTCCAACTGAAAAATGCCTCAATCGCCGAAATGGCCAACCAATTTGCTTCTTCCTTTTTGTTGTGGGATGTGAAGACCATCCATGTTCCAAGCGGAAGTCTTTGCTGCTTTCTATCGAACGCGTGTGCTTCATCTAGCTGCTTAATTTCCTCAAGTTTTGAGTTGTATTCACCTTTTAGAAATTCGTATCTTTCGCGCAAAGGAACACTGTTGTTTTTGACGTTTATCTCGGAGCGGTCAACGGCCAGCAATGCAAGGAAGTCGAAATAACGGCGGGCTGCCTTTACAGCTTTCTTAATACGAATTGCGATTTCTTGAGCTGCAGCTTCCTCTTTTTCTGGATCATGTGCAAAAAGACTTAACCCGAATTTACCATATTCAATTAGAAAAGCTTGGCCGTTGAAGTCTATTGGTACTGACCAATCAATTTTTTCAAATCGTCCGAGATTTTTGAAGCCTAAAAGATCTACTAAAAGAAAATATACAAGATAGTAAGGGGGTAAGTGCTTACCTGCTTCTGTTCTTTTCCCATTAAATAAAAATTTCTTGTCTGCTTTCGTATTTGAGTCGGTGGGACGTATCGGAGCAAGGGCGCGCAATGCTACTTGTCGTACCGCTTCAAGTTCTACAGAATTCATAACTTCACTCGATTAAATAGCCGAAAAACAAATTCAGTTGGGGAAGCTGATAGAGCTATGTTGAACAAGGCAAACAATCAAAACTATAGCTCATGTCCCTTATCAAATTCTCGCTAATGGCTATTTTTGTCTATAACTGGGACTGTTCGGTTTCGTTCAACGCGGATCTCGGTGCTTTTGAGCACCTACTGCATTTCTTGGCGCGCTACGATTTCACGCTCCACCACAGCATCCCGCTCAGCCCCGGATGTCTTACCCGAATCAATTGCATCACTGCCATCGTTGCCGCAGACATTTCGAGACTGTTTCGTAAAAGGTCTTCTTGAAATCTATTCAACCGACATTTCAGCTTCCCCAGGATTACGGGAAAGGTACGTGCTTGAGAGTCAAAATTGTCAGTCAAAGAAAAAAGCTGCTGAAAAAGCACTTATCCCCCTCCCGCCGACGGGCTTTGTGTCTTTCTTTTGTGCAAATACGGATGTCGTGCAAATGAACCTATAGCCTAGGTGGGCTAAGGGGCTCCGTAGGCGGTCGGCCAATTCATTTTGTGCAACGTTTTGAAAGGAATTGCAGCACTGCCGCACCCCGGCACGTGGGGCATTCAGTGAAGGTTGCCACTGGAGTCCCCGGTTTCATTGGTCGAAAACTTTCAAATCGTGGTTTTTAGCGCGTTTTAGGATTTCGAAGTGCTCTCACCTCCGCGTTATATGGCCCGGGTGTTGGGATGGTTTAAAGTGCCTGCAAGCCTTAGCTGGCAGGCGTCTTCGGGATACTGCGTTTTTCAATAAATTTACCAGCGGCTCGACTTTCGAGATGGCGAAAATTCAACCAATGTCAGGAAATCGTCGAACAGCGTCGACGCTTTGTTGAGCTGATCAACTAAGAGTGCTGCTTCTGCCGCTGGCTCTCGTGGCCGCAGTTTTTCGCGGTGGGCTTTGTCCAGATGATTGAATTGAGACTTGAATACATCATCGTCATCGGCCTTGAGCGGATGCAGGTGGAGACTGTGTACAAGCAGGTTACGTCGCTGGAGAAGAAATTGAAGTCCATCGTCTTTGGCAGATGTCTGGAAAGAACGCAGGCGCTTCCAACTGCCGCTATTGCGGAGTGGGTCGTTCATAGGTCCTACGTTCGCATGGATTCGGTCCATGACAGCATGAAAGCCGTTATGGTCGAATTTTCGGATGTTGAAAAAAGTGAAATCTAATACTTGCCCAATTCGATCCCAAAACGAAAAGAGGCGGATGTACGCAGCTTCTGCGTGCTCCCAAAAAGCTAATTGTGCATGCTTTCTAAACAGCTCTGCGGAGCCCGGATTGTCAGGCCATTGCATTACATCCGGTTGCTCAACCATCATCGTTGATCCGGTCATGAACATATGAGCGCGTATCACTGATTTACGTGCTCGCTTGAATACCTCAAACGCTTCACGCATCGAACTCGCCGGGTAGTCGTCAGCAGGGGGGGGACTTTCACCAGTCCTAATTAGGTAGAGCTCAGGGGGGCCGCCCAAATGCTCTACGACGCGATGCATGCGTTTCTCGAATTGCCCATCGTCATCCGCACGCCATAGCTGCGGGAATTGTTCTAGCTGGATTCTTTCATACTGACCCAGCACAACCACCTCATTTGCAACGTAAGCCACAGCATGGCTCAGGACTTCGGCCAGCTTTTCGGTCGTGATGGACGGATCGTCTTCGATACTCATTTCTTGTCCCTAAAAATGAATGAAGCATAGCTGGGGGAAATCCATTTTTGGGAAGGGCGCTGCAAAAAGGTAAATTCAGTAGTGAGGGTAAAGGGAATCGGACCCTCGTTATTAGCTTGGGAAGGTACAACGACACGTTTCATTACCTATTCCAAGCACGTATTTTTCTTACAAGTATTGAGACCTGTTCTTCAAGTTCTGGGCGAAATGATAGGTTTTCTTTAGTTAGATATTCTGCATAGGCGAAAGCCTTGCTGTGCTTGTTAGTGTAGTCTTTTGCGCTCGATATCTTGTTGTTTCGAAGATAATCTTGAATCGCATCATACTCGCCTATGTTAGCGAGTTTGGCTTTGCCGTGGACTCCTTCGAATGCCTCCTTCGGTATATAGTTTTCAATTTCTTTGCAACGAGTAACCCAAACCATTGCGCGTGTATCGGCTACATCTTTGATAAGCTGGGCGACTCGCGGCTTCAGAGACCCATTTGCATTTTTACGATCGCTGTCGCAAATGAATGCAAAATTTCTGTTTATTTTAAATGCGGCGATCGCTTCTCTAGTTTCATTGTCAGGTATACGAGCATCAATGTTTGCCAGTACACTGCCACCATAAAATACAAATTGATAATGTCTCCCTTCGCTGAGTTCGTTGTTGCTCCATAATTCTATCCATTTTTTTAGGAATACACGATCTGAGGGACCTTCTACCCAAATCAGACCGTTCGCTTGAAGTAGATCACTCGCTCGCACACCAAGATCATCCAAAACCCCGTGGCCTACAGTATCTCCGGTATAAGTGTTCCCTATGATGCCGTCTTCCCCGCGCGTCACATGCAAAATCTGTGAATGTTCGGAGTGACCATAAATATCGATTGCAACATTGGAATGCGTTGTTAGGAAGATATGGCAATCATTTTTAATTGCGAATTCTTCCAGGTAAATGAACAGGTTTCTCTGTAGTGCAGGGTGCAAATTGTTTTCTAGTTCTTCTAGTGAGAATATGTATTTATTGATTGGTGTGTTTTCAAAATTTGGGCGTATTAGTAGATTTAGTAAAGTAAGTATGACGGTTTTTAAACCGCTTCCTGATGCGGACAGAGCGATCGGTCCTTTGCTAGCCTCGCCTAAAAATATCTCCCATTGGTTAGAGTTTGAATGGAAGCGAGTTACAATCTCATTGAATTCGATGTCGGGTGAGAAAATTTGATTAAGAGCTGTGAGTAGAGTGTTCTGGATTAAGGATCTATCAAATTCCACGTGTTGAAGATACTTATGAATTATTCTTGTCGCGCCTACTCCGTCACTGGTTATGCTCAAGCTATTATCAATGGCTTCGGGTTTGATATCTCTGTCTGCGTCAAGCTTCACGTGCTTTAGCGAGCGAAAAACGGAAGTGGGGCGTATTCCCGTGATGTACTTTAGTTCGATTGGTGTGGCGTTCGCGTCTGTTTTGATAAATTCAAACTGTTTATCTGCGATTTCCTTCCAAGTGAAAGAAGCGCCAACAAAATTTACGCCATGGTCTTCCCAATGTCTGTCACCCAACTCGCCTCTGCTAGTATTCGGTTGGAAAACTTGCATAAGGGTTTTGTCATCTAGCGCCTGCGTCATCTCTATTGCTGGACCCATTTCGAAATTAGGGCGGTCCTTACATAAAAAATCTAGAGCGTGTAATAAAGCTGACTTACCAATATTGTTTCGTCCGACTATAACATTGACCAGTTTTATATTTTTGAATTCGGCGCCGGTCGGGCCAAAACTTTTATAATTTTTTAGATGAAAACCTGCAGCTATGGTCATGATGCCCTCCTGGCAGCAATATTTTTATTTTAGGGATTGATATTTTTCTAAAGGGTTTATTACCAGTTCTGCGATGTCATCGATGTTACCTATGTTTATAAACTTTGGCTGATTCATCTCGGGGTTTTCCACGCCTCCCCATAGAAATCGGTATTCTTGTTGGTAAGCGAATTTAAAACTTTTGTGCGCTGCAGTATCTATGGGCATGCCTAGGTATGCTTCATGTGGATCAAAATAAAAAACCGGATTGTGGTAGAAGTGCCAATCGTCATATGTGTTTTGTGCGGAGTTTTCAAGCCTTGTCGCAAACTCATCTATGTCATGAATTACAACGCAGTGGGTGCTCCCTTTAAAGTCTAAAAACATTGTCGAGCTCCACTCTGTTGATGTGCTCAACAGGTGATAATCTCCGCCACTGTGGTCTACCTTTACATCGCTGGTGAGTTTAATTTTTTTACCTCCAGAGTCAGTGACGGTTACTCTATCTTGAGGGAGGAAAAAGGTTTTACATGTTTCAATGTCATAGCGAGCGGCATCGTCTTTGATTTTTCCATAATCATTCGCAGGAGCGATTCTTATAGATCCGCTCATAAATTGTCGTGCGTAGTTTTCTGGCATGTATCTGTATGCTTTTTCGGATTTATCGTCAGTGGATATATAGCATCTTTCTTTTAGTTGGAGGGATTTTGGCGTTTCGATGCCGGTCAGCTTGCGTTCCCAAATTTCTAATCTCGTTTGATGCTCTTTTCTCAACCAGTACCATGCGCTGTCTGGCCAGTTGATTGGAAGGTTGGTTTTGTCGGCTAAAGGAAGGCGCTGTATGTTGAAAAGTATATCCTTGTAGCGCTCTATCAGGTCTATGTTGGATATCTGTTTTAAGTAACGATTTAAAAAATACTCGCCTTCCCAAAACCAAGGCTCATAAGCGCCACTATTCTGTTTTTGAGACTTTAATGCTTTTTCACAGGGTAATTCAGTTGGTAATGGAAAAGGTTTAATTCTTGTTTGAATGGTCATGCGCATTACTCTGCTGATCGAATTCCAATTGGCAAAAAATAGGCCGAGGGGCAGATACCGGTCAGAAAAGGCTCATTCTCTTCACTCGAGCCAGGCCTTGTTTGATATGACCTGCGTTCTCTCCGATTGTGTGAAGAGCTCCCCGCACGTTCTCGCCTACATCTGCAACATTTGTTCTCTCAGCCCACAGAGTAATCTCCATGACCGCCGCTTCCAGGGCCAGTTGATTTTGGTAAATCCTTTCCAGGGTTTCCGCTAGTGAGTATTCGCTTTTCATGGTTGCCGACTCCTTTCGAAAGGAATCAAGCATAGCAGTGGCGTTGCTCGTGATTGGAGCCGAAAGTGGTTGCTTAAAAATCCGCTACAGCGGAGGAGAGGGGAGGTTGGATTTGATGGGGCGGGGTGTTGCTGGTACGAAATTGGTACGGGTGGTTCAGGATAGGTATGTGAGCCCCTATTTACTCGGGTGGCGAAATAGGGCCAATCCATCGCCCGTGAGGATTGGTTTTTTATGTTTTGTGTCCACATTGTGTCCACGCTGGAGGGTGATAGGTTCAGAATATGTGTGAAAATATCGCTGCAAATCAAGGAGTACGGAGAGTGGCTGAACAGATATCGTTGAGTTGGGATGATAGGAAATCAACTCACTCATGACGCTATTCCTTATATGAAAGTTGGGGCAGACGTTACCCACCGCGACAGGCCAGGTAAAGCGCCGTGACTGACCCGCCAGTCACCCTTTCTCCGCCGGGCAA